AGCAGTCAAAGTAAATTTATGGGTTGATGTTGCCTTATTGACAATAGTCAACTCAAAAGTTTGACCAACTTTGTTCTGAATACCAAGTGCAGTAAGAATTGCTGCAGCAGTTGGTGTTGTAACAGTCCTATTACCTGTAGGTGTTCCATCAACAATGCCTTCAATAAGTTCAGCAGTTGTTAAAGTATGCGCTCCGTTTTCAGTTTTAATAACTTTAGTTTTAGTTAATTGACCAAAAGGAGGATTCTGAAGTTCAAAAATACTAGCCATGATTAATCTAATGGTGAAGTAACAGTAGCACGTACGATTCCTATGTTTTTAAGATCGTAAACTTTTTCCCAATTAGTGGCAACTTCGAGCTGAGTTCTTGTTGGGTTTGTAGTTGTAACTGCCCATTTCAACCCAATAGGGTGATAAATGTAAGCATGCTTAAATGAAACTACATCTTCAAATGCAAGAACATCTTCATCAACTTTAGTTACTAAAGCTGCCTGCTCGCCCGTTGCTACGGCTCCTTGCTGGAAAAAATAAACAGCATATTCTGTAGAAGCACCTGATCCAGATTTTGGAATATCATCTGAAACAATAATGTTCATTCCCATGTATTGAGGAACTGAAACATCACCATAAGCGCCTGCAGAAGAACCTCCAAAAGCATTGACAGTACTAGCACCTGAAGGAGCTGTACCTAATCTTGCTTCTGAGTTTGTAACATAATCTAATGCTCTTCTTTCTTTAAGTGCATAAAACACTTTTGAATGCATTGCAATAGTTGTTAGTTTGTCTCCTTGATCTCCTAGTAAGGACTGAGCTTTAGCTACAGTACCAGCGCCAAGAGCTGTTGGAGTATCACCTGATTCAGAATCAATTGAAAGTTCAAATAAAGCTGAAGAACTATTGTTATTAGTTAATGAACCAAAAGCACCTTGTAAACAAGAATACAAATCTTTTTGTTTTTCGTTGTTTATGTAAGCACTTAATTTTTGTCTGATTGCAGCTATTGGATCAGGTGAGTTTGAACCAATTTTTTGACCCGCAAGTTGTCTTGCAGAAAAAGCATCACCAGAAGTAAGAACAACACCAATTTGGCTGCTTTGTTCAATTTTATTAGGTGTTAAAGAAGAACTATCATCTAAACGAGTATAGTTACCACTTAAATTTGCCTTGTAAAAAGGTATGTTTACGAAATTTCCCCCTTGAGGTGAGCTTAAATTTAGCTCAGGTAGAGGTGCTAAAACGCCACTTTGAAGAAAACTATCTGTTAAAGTTGTTTCTTCAATAATGCTGTTTGCAAACACCTCTGGAACAATAATGTCCGCTAAAGTAGTTGCCATTTCAAAAATGAAAATGAAAGATTTACAATGTTGAGCACAGCCCTCTAAATGTCAGCACAGCCTCTATTTAGTTTTTCAAATCAGCACAGCCGAATTTGTTATTACTAAAACTATAACTCAATATTTCTTATTTGTAATTTTTAACAAGTTTTTTAGCTTCAAGCCAAGCATCGCGCCCATATTTTTTATGTATTTCCATAGCTGCAGTATCTTCACCATTAGCCATTCGTTTTAATAAATTTTCATCAATTCCGGCAATACTTCCTACAGATTCAGATTTTCCAATAGGTGCACCAGAACCAGTTGGTGCTTGATGTTTAAGTGCCCATGTTTGAACTTTTTCTTTTACTGCTTCTTGTATTGGCTTATGTGTAAATCCATCATCAGACATATAAACAACACTTCCATCTTTTTGTACTTGTATTTTATCTCTGTCTAATTTACCCATTGCATAATCTGGATCATGAACAATTTCAGATAAAGCACTAACTGCAGGGGTAATAAGTTTTAAATCTTTTAATTCATTTTTTAAATTATTAATTTCAATATCTTTCTTTTCAATAGCTTCACGAAACTGTTCTTCTCTTTTGTTTAATGCTTCCGAATATTGTCCTTTTTCTTCTAACCTTTCTTGTTCAACTTTTCTTTTAAATTCAATAAGTGCCTGGACATCTGTGCCTTCTGGAAGTGATGCAACAGATTTTGCATTTGAAGTTATTTTTTGTTTTTCTTCTACAACTTCTCTGTTTTTTTGTTTTAATAATTCAATTTCTTTTTTTAGTGAATTAATTTCAGCAGAGGCATCAACAGTTGTTGCGGGATTTTCTTCTGACATATAAAAAATTTAAAGTAATCCTAATATACCTTGTTTTAGAAAAATTAGCATTTCCAACGTTTTAAAGCCTTATTTATTCTACTGTTAGGATCATTTGCCTTTTTACTACCGGTTAATTTTTTCTTCATTCCTTTCATACGACTACAAAACGATTTTCTTCTATTAGCTGCTTTACTTCCAGGCTTAACTTTTCCTGTAACTGGTGCCTGTAAATTTCCTCCTGTTGCTTTATTATATTTTGCGCGACCTTTAGCAGTAAGACCACCTTTTTTTGATTTATCAGCCTTTTTAAAATTTACTACTTTTCTTTTTGTTGTTTTTTTCATTTTTTTGTTTTTGTTTTGCGTTTACGTCGCATTTGAAATGAAATCTTTTTTTTACTTGTTTTGGCTTTGGTAAATCTTCTTTTTTCAGCAGGTGATAATTCAGAAAGTGTTTTAGGAGTTTTACTTGAAACTCGTTTAGTAGGTCTGCATGCTGGATAACCTTTTCTTTTTGTTTCAGATTTTTTTCTTCCACAAGGTTTACCAGTTTTAACATCTACCCATTTTTCTTTAAACCAATCGGTTAAACCACCTGGAGCCCTACTTTTTTTTCTTGCCACGTTTAGCACCTTTTTTAGTTTTTGCTTTTGGCTTATTAACAGTAGTATAACCTCCTCCGGCTCTTTGATATGCTTGAACTAATTGAGCACTAGCATAAGCACTAGGCCAACGTTTAACACGAGCTTTAACTCTAGCCTTTACACGAGCATACAGTTCCGGATCTGTTGGCTTGTTTACCTTTGCCATTATTTTTTAACAGCTTTTTTTTTTCCTTTTTTCTTTTTTGTACCCTTTGGTTTCATTGAACCATAATGTCCAGGCATAATTTTTAAAGCAACTATTTATAGTTTACTATTTATTTCTTTTTTCGTCTTGTTTTTTTCTTTTTTTTACCCGCTGTTGATAAAGCAATAGCAACCGCTTGTTTATGTGGCTTACCCTCTTTTTTCAACATTTGAATATTTTTTGAAATAATGTTTTGTGACTTTCCTTTTTTAATCGGCATTAGCTTTCCTTAGCTCTTCTAATGTTAACGTTGATCCGTCAGAACGCACGAATGAACGAAATACTTCTGTTGGATTTTTTGTTTTTAATTCTGATCTATATATTTTTGATTTTTCAATTCCAAATACTTTATTTTGTGTAGGTATATCCTGTTTACTTAACCATATTGCATAATTTTCTGTTGCTGGAACTAATTTACCTGTAGTTGATAATCCTGTTTTTGCAGGTCTTTGTAAGCCTTGAGTTAAATCATCTTGATCTAATCCAAATCTTTCAAGAAATTCATCTTTAATAATTGGAACAATAGTAGAACGACAATTAAAATGTTGAGGTGGTTGCGGACCTTTACCCATTTCAAATATTTGACCATCTAATCTTCCACAAATAGCAGAAGTTCTACTGTCTAAAGTTGCTACATATTTATATCGATCAACAATTTCAGCATTTGCTTTATAAACATTAAAAGTAGCTGTATTACTTACCTGGTTAATACTGGTTCGAACAATAGTATCAATTTGATTATTAGCAATAGTTGTACCAATACCTCCTCTTGCTTTTATTTGAGCTAACGTTCCTGTTGCTTCAAAATTTAAATTACCTCTTAATTTTTTTGCTATTTGTGCAGTTGTTTCATTTGAAAGTAATCCAACTCTTATTGTATTTTGAAATAATTCTGTTTGAGAAGCTGCAATACGTCTAAAAGCAGTTCGAACATTTACACCATTTGGTAAATTTATTACAGCACCTTCACGAGCAGTTAAGCTAAATTTAGGAACAGTTGCAGTTTGAGCTATAAATTCTTCTGGTAAAGTAAAAACATTTATTTGACGCGGGTCAGTATTTACAACATTCTGTGCAAATTGTGGACTTATTTCAACTGTTCTAACTGCATTTTTAGTTGCATCACTTGGTAAAACTTTTCTTAATTGTTCCTGGATAAAAGAACTTTGTAATTCAGCTAAGCCTTGTAATTCAGAAGAAACTGTATTAGAACTACTTTCAGCCCATGTATTTAAACTTTCTTGTAATTGCAGTAATAATGTTCTTTGACGATTAACAGCAGCAGGAGTTAATGTTAATTCACCGGCTTCAAATTGTTTTAATCTATTTGTAATTTCAATAATTATATTGTTATATTCTCTAACTATACCTAAAGCTACACTATTTTCATATCTATTTAAATTAATAGCATTTCGATAAAGTGCTTCTGGAATATTTTGTTTTTCTATAGCCATTATTCATTTGTAGCAGTTGTTGGTATTTGATCCATTTCAATTAAACCGCCTTGACTAGTTTTTTCTAACATTTCATCAATATCAATATCCTCAGATAATACTTCTCCTTCAATTAATTTCTTTAATAATTCTTCTTGAGTTATTATTCCTTGAGCATAAATTTTTAATAAAGCATCAATTTGTGTAGGTTCTAAACTTGTATCTACAAAATCTCTATTAACAAAAGAAGTTCCGGCTACACTTTGATTTTCAAATTCAGCATGAAATTTTAAACAATTATCAATTAAATCTTGAATTTGTTGACTTAAAACCATCATAGTTGAGTCACCTTGCGATCTATCAATTCTTTTTGACTGTGCAGTTTCCGCTGACATCTTTTGGCCTAATATTGCAGCTAAACCTAATTCATTAATTTGATATTCTAATTTATCTATTCTTTCTTTTTGTGCTGTAAAACTATTACCATTCGGTTCAATATAACTTGCACTACTTCCTTCGGGTAAAGATAATGCTTCACTTGGACCTGCACTAACTTCTTCGGCTGCAGCAGGAAATCCAAAAAATGCAAGCATAGGAACTGCGCTTATATGTAATTGATTATCATAATCGCTTTGAATTTGATAACTTTTGATGTTTAATTCAGCAATATCTTCTAATGGCGGCCTACTTTCAAAAATACCAACTTTATTTGAATAAGCAATTGAAAAAGGTATGAAGTCTAAACTTGTATTTCCTTCTTCAACTTGTTTAAAATCTCCATCTTTATTACGTTGAAAAATTCGAAATGTTCCAGGTTCTAAAACTCTTATCTGTTCAATAGTTTCTTCACCATATGATCCTTTAGGTTTCACTATTCTTTCAGTTAACCTTAATTGAGTTAATTGTCTTAAACCATCTTTTATTTCAGTTCGCCAGCCGATAATATCTCTAGGAGTATATGGAATCCAATAAGGTCTACCACCAGTTGAAGGTGCATCAACTAATACACCAACATGACCATAACGAATACATAAACGAGAAATATTATATATGAAATTAGTTAAATTATTTCCTTCCAGGTCAACATCAAATAATTGTTCTTCGATTCTTTCGGGTACATCTATTAATCTAACTGGTTTACGCGTAAGCATACCAGCCAACATTCTTTCCATTCTTACATAATATGGAGGGCAAACTGATCTACTTAAACGAACATCATAACTTTCATCTTCTTCACGCGGTTCTTGTTTTAAATAAATTCTTGCTTTACCTCTTATTTTACTTGTACCTTCAACTAAATCTTCAATAAGACCCCAATGGCTTTGCATATTTCGCCATGCTTGATTCTGCTGCTGTACTTCTGTGACCTGTATTTCAAAATTATCTATTTTATTTGTGAAAAAAGAACTATACATTGTTTTATTTTAATAATATCAGGTCTTTAATAAATTCTAATGCCTGTTTTATTTCCTGCTTTACTATAAATCATATTGAACTCTCTGTAGCATAAATATCCCAAAGCGTCATTAAGGTGGTCATATCCATTTTGTTTATCAGGATCACCTGTTTTTTCATCATAGCTTTGTAATTCTAAACATTCAATTAAGCGTCGGCAACTGGCATGAATCGCCATTCGCACCCGTCCTTTTGAGTTTTCCAAGAGTGCTTGTAAGGTTTGAACTCGGTCTTTAATTGGTGGGTTGCTTCTGAGCGCCATACTTGTGAATCCATAACTTTGCAAAATAGCAATATCAGTTTTGCTTGCGTTGATTGTTGATCTATTGGCACCACTAGCATCTGGATAAACTAAAATCTTATTTCTACCATAACGTCTAACTATTTCTCTTGCCAGAGCATCTGTATCAACTTGTTTTGTAATTTCATCAATAACTATTAATTTATCTCCGGTAGTTACACAAACAACTGCATTGCAATTCATAACGTTAAAATCAATTCCAATTTTAATAATTTCGTTTTCAATAGGAAAAGGTAATTTATCAATAACATGTTTGATTCGATCAAATCGGGAATAAACAGCTCCGGTTGTAAGGTTCGTAAAGTTTCCATTCAAATATGCCTGGATTAATTGCGGTGGATAGTTTTCTAATAAAGAATCAATAAAACCTTCGGGTAAATATGGATTATCGCTTGTTTTTGCTTTTATTAATCTTGTATCTTCTTTGGCGTTTTTTTCAAATGTTTCAAATGCCCATGAGTGACCCTCAGGAGTTGTTGTTGCATAAAATTGTTGAATATTACCCGACCTCAATCTGGCTAAAGCCATATTCATAGCTTGCTCCGCGTCTCTTTTTGGTACTGTATCAGCTTCATCAAATCCAACTGCACATAAGTTTTGTCCACGTAAACGTTGATAAGTAAGAATAGTTCTTAATAGAATTGTATGTGTTCCTTCTTGAAAAGATAAAACATATTCAGGTAAAGGACTTGCTCTAAACGTATATGGTATCTGCCATTCTTCAAGTAAGTCATTCATAGTTCGCATTAAAATGTCACGGAGCATGGGCGACGTAGGTTCAAAAACAGCAGAAATATGTCCAACATTCATAGCTGCAAGCATAAAAGATTTAGAAACTAAAGCATAAGTTTTACCCGCACCAAAGCCACAAACTAAAGCTAATTTTCTGTGTTCAGTATCTTCACAAAATTTTTCCTGATGCGGTAATAAATTATTTTTAATTTTAGTTATAACTTCATTTGCAGAAGGTAATTCATATAAACCATTACCGCTTAATACATGACCTTGTTTTAAAGTATCTAAAAAACTCACGAGCAAAGATCAGCTAATTTAGCTGCAGTATTTATAGCTCCAAGAGCAATATTAAATTGACCAGCATTTCTTGCTTCCATTTGTAAGGTTGAACATTGAGCTAATAAATCAGCAATCATTTGTGGCCTTTCAATATCCCAATCTTTTTTTATTTCATCTCTAGCTTTTTTTAAATAATTATCAACTGTAGCTTCAGACACCCCCCAATTTTCCCTAGCGTATCGTAGACAATCAGACCTTCTACCACCTCGCGCAATGATACGAGAAAGCTTTTGTACTCTGACATCTATCTCAATTTTGCTTGATTCAGCAGCTGCCATTAATTAATTATCCTTTTGAAACCAATGTTTGTATATTTCTAATGCTACACGCTGAGTCATAAAAGGGGGAACACTCATACCCATTACATAGCATGGATCAGTATTTAAAAAGTTAAAATCTTCTGGAAAAGTTTGTATTCTTTTTATTTCATAAGAGTTTAAATATCTAGGTTTTTTCCAGTAAACTAATCCTTGAGTTGCAGTTACAGTACGCGAAGGTAAACGAGGATTAACAGTACTCATATTAAAACAATGTCCTTTAGGGTGAACAGTTGAAAAAGATTTACCAGGTTTTACTTTATACCAAAGTTCTTTTAATTTATCACTAATTAATTTTTCTTCAGTATTAGGTTGAATTGTTTTACATGCTTCTGCAACTGATATGGGCTGTTCATTAAATACAGGTTTAAAAGGTTTTAAATTTAAATCAGATCGGCGAGCAATAAAAAAAGTTCTTTCCCTTGCTTGCGGTACACCCATTTTTGCAGCATTAAATAAAAATAATTGAGTTTCGTAACCAGCTTTTTTAAAATCTCTAAATATTTCTTTTACATAGCCACGAGCATTTCCAGCAATTAAACCTTTTACATTTTCGGCAATAACTACTTTAGGTTGTAAAAGTTTAGCTGTTTGAATGAAATGAAAAAATAAATCATCAAGCCTTTGATATTTTTGACCTTCACGAAATTGATATTCAGTACCCCATTTTTTTTCACGTTTGCCTGCCATACTAAAAGTTGAACAAGGCGGTGAACCATCTAATATATCTAAATTTTTTAATTCTTCAGGTATCTCTGTAAGTTTATTAAATTCCTGGACTCCCATTAAATAACTATATTTAGGTTTATGGTTAGCTCTATAAATAGCCATCATTTCTTTATCAATTTCAACACCACCTAAAACATTAAAGCCTGCAAGTTTATAGCCCATTGACGAACCACCGCCGCAGTGAAAACAACTAAAAACATTTAAATTATTTTTTTTAATATCTTTTAGATCAGATAGTTGCCAAGCACCAAGTTTTTTTTCAATCATTTTTTATTATTAAATTCAAATCCACAGCGAGGACAAGTATTATCAAATTCACTAAAATCTGCTTCACCGTGTTCGCGTGAACCTTCAAAATCTTTAATTTCTCCATCACCTAATAATTGTGATAGGTCATCATCATCAAAAAAAGGTTTTAAATCATAGTCCATAGTTAATTCTTCTAAAACTTCTCTGTCCCATTCTGATAAATCAGATGACCTATTATCTGCAATTGCTAAACCAACTTTTTGATCTTTAGTAAGATTAGTTCTTTTTACTGCAATAATTTCATCTCCATTAGTTTCTATAATTTTTACATTTTTAACTCCGGCAGCTTTTGCACCTTCAATAGTTCCATTACCAGCAATAATTGTATTGTTTTCATCTATAACAATTGATCTACCAGTACCAAATTTTTCTAAAGATTCAGAAATTAATTTTGCTGATCGATCAGTTCTCAATCGAGCATTGTTCGGATCTTGATTTAATTCCTGGATTGAGATCGTGTTTTCCGATTTTTCCTGCATAATCTAATGATCTGTCTATTGATTTTAAATGGTTATGAACTGATAATATCAAGTCTTTTTCAATTGGCATCTTTTCTTCTATAGCGTTATCACGAATGGCTGCTGCAATTACTTCAGCTTTAAACAATAATTTTTTTAAAGATTTAATTACTGGTTTCTGTCTTTCTGATGTCATTTAATATGCCTTTTGAATTGTTTAACTGTTGTTTAACTTTAAGAATATAACTAGGAAGTTCCATTTTATTTCCTTTTAAATTTTCTTGTCTAATTTTATTTAATTCTTTACAACTAGCTTCCCAACTTTCTTTTCTTAAAGTATGAATTAATCTAGTTTTATCCTTTGGTATATCAACCCCAA